ATACACAAAATATAGTATCTGGTACTAATCGTTATAAATTTAGTGCTTTTACAGCAAAGATTTTAAGTGTTTTAAAACTTGAAATTTTAAATGCTGATGGCACTGGTATATTTTTAATACCAGAATTATTTAGTAATCTTGGAGTTCCTAGAATTGGTCATCAAAGCGGAAAACTTGATAATATAAATGCTGATACTTTTCAAGAATTATACGTTAATGCTGGTGCTGGTACACCAACTCACTATATAAAATATGGTGATTTTATTTACCTAAGACCTAACCCAAATTATAGCGAAACAGATGGTCTAAAAATTTATTTTGATAGAACTTTGGCTAAGTTTACTTTTGCAAGATTTACAGTTACTATAGCCTCTCCTGGAGTATTTACATCTGTGGCACACGGAATGACAACCAATGATACTGTTATATTTAATTCTAGTGGTGCTTTAGCTACGGGACTTTCTGCTAATACAACTTATTATGTTATAGCAACAGGATTAACTGATGATGTTTTTCAAGTGTCAGCTACATTAGGAGGTTCAGCAGTCGACACAAGCGTTGCTCAATCTGGCGTACATACATTTTTGCAAACTAATGTTGAACCAGGAATACCAGCAATACATCATATTTATTTAGCTAGAGTTGCTTCTTTAACCAGATTAATTGATAAGTCAGAGGCACAATCACAAACATTATTTCAATTAATACAGAGAGATGAAGAAAGAATAAAAGAATTTTTTTCGCAAAGAAGTAAAGATATAGAAAATAGACTTAACATATTAGTAGAAGATAATCATTAAATTATGCCTCTAAAGGAAAAATCAATAAAAATACCTCTAGCTAATATGGGAGATAATGGAATGTTTTTACTTAATGGTTTTGGTTTGGAAAAAATACACGGACAAAAGATTTTGAAAAATATGTATCACGCTAAACCTCACGTTTCAGAAGCATCAACTGATTTTAGCGGATTATTAAATTTTGCTGGAATTATGAAAGGAATGACAACTATTGATTTAGGACAAGCATTTAATGATATTGTAGGAATTGCTAAAAGTAAATTATTTGGTATTAATACTGCGAAAACAAATAGTTTAGGATTAATGAATACTATACCAACATCAGGTGCTAGTACTGATAAAATAATAGGTTGTAATGGTGGTGATGTATTAGCTAATATAAGCGAACATTTACTTTATACATCAGCTAACCATTTAGGTCGTGGGTTTAGAGGAACTGCGACAGGAGGGAGTACAGAAACTATTATTGATACAGGTACAAATTTCGTAGATGATGCTGGTATGTCAACTGATACTGGTTCTAATAAAGTTATGAATATAGATACTGGTAAAGTATTAACTATTACTTCTATTACTCAAACGACTAACGCTAATGATACTTTGAATTTTGCAGCTTCTACTGCGACAAGCGTTGGTGATGTCTATGTTTGTTTTAAAGACGATTTTAAAAAATTTGATACTACAGCCGATGTTGGCGACCATTTTACAGGACAAACTGGTTCTGGTAATTGGATGCGACAAATTAAACAATGGGAAGATGATTATTATATTTTAAATGGAAATTATATAGCGAAACTAGATAATGATGAAAGCACTTTTAGCGCAACTGATAAACAATTACCAGAAAGATGTCAAACAACTTGTATGGACATTAATCAAAGTAGAATGTTAGTTGGTGGTAAATTAAGAGAAAAAGGTAAGTTGTTATTGAGAGATACTTTTTCTCCTGGTTGGCTTTCAATTATAGATTTAGAAAGACAGCCATTAAGTATTAAGGCTTATGCAAGCGGTTGGTTAGTAACTTTGGGTACTGGTGTATATTATACTGACGGATATACTTTAAAATTAATGGCACAAGTTCCATTTGATTATGGCTCTTTTAACTGGACACACGGATTTAACGGAATGGCGATAGTAGATGAAAAAATATATCTTGTTAAAAGTGGAGCAGTAACCTATCCCAGAGGGCGTACTGGTATTTATATTTATGACTTGAATATGGGTGGTTGGAGTTATTCTTCTTTGGGTATAGATACTGTAGGAACAAGTAATGTAATGATTACATCTGAATATGCCACTGTGGGAATGATATTTGCTACTTCTAATGTTACTACACCAATTTTTTATGTTCCACATACTACTCCTTCTGCAACTAATACTGATAATATTTGCAAACTTTCTTTATCTGGCGGTTATCGAGTTTCGGTGATTGGTTATGTGAAGTTACCACACAAAATGAAAGTAGGTACAGTAGAATTAAATTTAATGCCTAGAATTGACAAATCGGATAATATAAGTTCTGATTTATCCGTAGTAGTGCAGGTTAATTATGGACAAGGTAAAAAACGATTTGGTCTTAGCACAACTTTTGGTGCTAGTTCAACTACTATTTTATTGAAAAATACATCAGGTGCTACTTTGCCTTGTAAAGTCGGTCAAGAATTATTAGTTATAGATAGCGATTTAGCAGGTGAAAGAACTTTTATTACATCTGTTGTTAATGATGGCACAGCTACAGAAGAATGTACTTTAGACCCTCCATTAACAACTACGCCAACTGAAAGTTCTACAATAATGAAATTAGATTTATATAGCGCAGGTAAACAAACTATTGAAATGGATAATATGCCACAAGAACTTAAATTTGCAATACCTGAATTTTATTCAGATGATTTATGGGTAGAAGTTGTTGTTACATCTTCTAATACAACTACTCCTGTACAATTAGATATTATTGATATAAAAGTATGGTAAACAAAATAGACGAAATAAATAAAGAATTTTTTAATACAAAGTTTCAAGAAATTTATAAAATTAAAAAACATTTGACAACAGTTCCAACATATACGCCAACTAATTTTTTTGAACAGATAGTCTTTTATGATGATGAAGCTGGAGTTGAAAGACTTTATCTTTATATCAATGGAAAATGGTATATGCGTTAGTTTGACATAATTTATTAATATATTCGGTGATTTTAAATATATGCCACAATATATACAAAAACCTGGTGAAGAACAAAAATTTACATTAGAAGAAAAAGGATTTGCAGATTTACAAACTGCTGCTGATGTTGGTTTTAGTCCTGTAAAAGCACCAACGGAAACTAGTATTACGCCTGATAGTTTTAATCAGGTTGATGCTGTTGATTTACCAGATATAACTCCACCGCCAGATACATCTGACGAATTAGTTGCAGGAGGAGTACAAGCAGGTGAAGCATTTGAAGATTATATGCCGAAAGAAACTGAAACACAAAAACAATTAGTTGGAGAGCAAAAAGATTTGAGAACCCAAATGACTGATATAATGGCAGAATTAGGAGAAGCACCAAAAGAGCAACTTTTGAAAGAACAAGAAGCTGGAATACCAGCATTAAGAAAACAATTTGCTTCTTTAAAAGGTAGGATAGATGTTAGGTCAAAAGAATTTGACGTTTTGGAAGCTAAAATTGAAGCTAAACCAATTTCATTATCTTCTATTATTGGTCAACAAGCTCAAACAAGAAGAGTAAAAGCGGCCGAAATTGGGTTATTACAATCAAGAGCTATGATGTTGCAGGGAGAAATAACAGAAGCTCAAAGTATAGTTGATAGGTCAATAGACCTAAAATATAGCGTAATAGAAAATAATATTGGTATTTATGAAAAACAATTATTATCCATAGCAGGGGATTTAAGTAGAGAAGACGCTAAAGTATTTACAGCACAACAAGCTATGTTAGCTGATTTAAAAGAAAGCACAGCAGAAAAGAAAGAAGAAGAAAAAACTATTCAAAATGTAGTATTAACAGCTATGGAAAATGGAGCTGATGAAAGATTAGCCGATATGATTGGTGCTGCTAAAACACAAGTAGAAGCTACTCAGATAGCAGGAGAATTAGCATTTGGCGGAGGTTGGGAATATGTAAAAACTCCAGCCGAAAGAGATGACCTTATTAAACAAGGCTATGAGATAACACAAGCAGGAGGAAGAACTTATGCTAGATTGCCAGAAATAACAGAAGATTTAACAAGTAGTATGAAAGAATATAAGCTTGCAAAACAAGAAGGATTTACAGGAAGTTATACCGATTATATAAATTTCATTAAACAATCCAGAACAGCAGCTCCATCTTCTTTTAGGGAATGGAAATTAGCTGGTAGTCAAGAAGGAACTGGTAAAACTTATGCAGAGTTTTTAGCGAGTGGTGGAGATGGTGATGAAGAAGACTCAATACAAGCTTTTAGAGAAGAAGCATCAGAATTAATTATAAAATTAGATAATAAGGATATAGAATGGGCGGCTGCTGTTGATAGTTTAAAATCACAATTTCCACAAGCTACTTATGAAACTATTAATGCTCAATTAGGCGGTGGCATTCCTTATAATCCAGCAACAAGTGAATTTGATACTAAAGGAGCTTGGGGTAGAGCAAAATAATATGGCATTAACTTGGGATAAATTTAATCAACAACAAACGCCAACTATTAGTAAAGGTTGGGATGCTTTTAATCAAAAAATGTCAGTAAAATCATATCAAGATGAGGCAAGAATTCATACTGATATTAATACTGGATTATTTGTAGAAGCAAAAAAAAGAGGAGCTACTACGCAAGAATTAAAAACATTAAAACCTAAAAAGGTAAGTTTTTTAAAAGAATTTGGTAAAACAGCTAAAGAAACAGTTGGCGGTTTATTTGGGCAAATGATAAGAAATATTAGAGGTACAACACAAGCATTAGCAACAGTTGCATTTGTACCTGGAGCTATAATATGAGAACAAACATCTAAGGAAGCTACGAAAGAAAGTTTGAGTATGGCTAAAGAGGTTATGACAAATAAAGATATAGCTTGGGATGATGGTGTAAGACAAGCAGCTCAACAATATTTGAAAAAAACCTCAAGAGTAAGTAAATTTGGTGGATATGAACCGACTATTTCAAATGTTGGAGCATTAACTGTATTAGGATTTTTTGATATATTTGGCGACCCGCTATTTGAATATGGAGTTGGCTTGAGAGGTGCTAAAGCATTAAAAGAATTTGCACAATTTAAAAAAGTAGGGCAAGTTACTAAGCCAATAAAAGGAAAATTTATTGGAGCTACAAGAGAATTAGAAATACCAATTTCTCCTGATTTGAAAATTAAAGTTCAACCAAAAACAAAAGAAGTTGTTATTAAAGGATACAAAAAAAGATTTCCTTCTCAAAAAGCATTACCAGAAGGCAAATTATCAGAAGAAACAACAGAGCTTATTATGAATACGAGAGAAGCTACAGGAGCAGAATTGACAGCAAAATTTAAAGGTGATGATTTGATTTTAAAAACTAAAGAAGCTATTGTAAAACCTATATCTAAAGAACCAATAACAAAAGAAATATCTAAAGCCAAAGCAGAGGGTAAGAGTTTTGAGGAGTTTGTTGATATACGAAATAAAAATTATCTTAATGAATTAAATGATTTTGAAAGTAGTTTAAGGTCTTATAAAGTAACGAGTAATAAAAAAGCTTTTGATTTAGAGTTAAACAAAATAAAAGATTCAACTGTTTTAAGTGATATTCATAATG